GAAAGAAACCATTTACAGTTGACTATACTGGTTTCGGATGGTTATTAATTAAGAAAGGTGTCTTTGAACATAAAGATATGCCTTATCCTTGGTTCGCTCCAAAGATGCAGGTATTTGAATCTGGAGAAGTTCAAGATATGTGCGGTGAAGATGTATCATTCTGCCTCGATGCAAAAGAAGCAGGATTTGAAATCTGGTGTGACCCACAGGTGAGAGTTGGACACGAAAAGACAAGGATAATCTAATGATGGCAGTTATTACAATACTGGTGATTATATTCATCCTAATTTTGTTTTTACAGTATTATAATCCACATTGATAATTATGGGAGCACATACAGGATTCACAATTATACTATGGGTAGCAATCGGACTTTTTGTATTCAACAAATGGGAAAACCGCAAAAAAAGAAAGTAGGAGACCGTTACAACGTTCTCCGAAAAGGTAAGGTCATCTTCTGGAATGTCTCAGAGTCAGAACTCTTTGACATTATGGAAGACCTTGCAGTAGAGTGCTATTATAATAAGACACTCACATCACAAGATATTACTTATGAACCTTATATTGAGGAACCACTAAACAATGGCTAAAAGATCAGGAATGATGGGCAGTACTTATGTTACTGAGTCAAGACCCAAAAAAACTCGTCAAGGGCGGGGAAAACACTCGAAATACTCCGCAACGTCCCGTAACTCGGCTCGTAAAAGATACAGGGGGCAGGGTCGTTAAATGTCTACGTTAATTACGAATCTTCCTTCTTATGAAGTATGGGTGAGAAAAGAGTACTTAACCGACCATAAGAGTGGACATGGTGAATTTGTAAAAGGTGTATGGGTATCGGCTAAGAGTATTCCTGGTCGTGCCTTTTATTTTGAGACTTATTTGCCCGAATATGCTGCGATGTTTGATAAATTACCCATTTCGGCATTTTTATCGTCTCCAGAATTACCTGACCCTGATATGACTCTTCATAATTTGCAGTTTTGGAACTGTATGGACTACGGAGTTGTTGCAGTTCAGAAGCAATTTATCGGTTCAATGCACTATGAAGTGTATACAAGAGACTTTGGCAACCAAACTGGCACCTATATTTGCACTTTAGACAATTTTCATGCTGATGTAGACGCAATTGACTACTCAACAAGTGAGCAACCTGCCGAACATAAGTCTCATAACCTCTTAGAACTCGATAATGGGCAGTTTTGCCTCTATCCAAACAACAGAATGAGGATTTATGACAACAGTATCACTCCAGAAACACCAAAAGTGCCCGATTTTAAGGTCTCAACAGTATATTACCAAGTTGAAAACGGTCATGATCGGGATGGATTGGGGTCAGAAGAGAATTATTTCTGGAAAACAGCGAAAGAACGCAATGAAGTTGAAGAAAAAGAAGAAAGAAAACCGTTTGACCCGAAAATTGAACCAGAATTAGGATGAAAAACGTAAAAAATGCTCATATGGGGCAACATTTACTCCTTGAAGTGTATAATGTGCCCTTTGACAAATTAAATGACTCTGAAAAAATAGAAAAAACAATGCTAAGAGCAGTTGAAACCGAAGGTTTGACTGTTCTTAACACTTTTACTCATCAATTTGAACCCTATGGTGTGACTTCACTCATATCTTTAGCAGAAAGTCACCTTTCTTGTCATACTTGGCCAGAAAAAGGGTGTGTAGCAATCGATATTTTTACTTGTGGGAGCAAAAATCCACGTAGTGTAGCGTGGTGGATACTCAATTACTTTGATACTGATGATTACGTTATGAATGATTATGCAAGATAGGGTATAAATAAATCTAAAAGCATTAATAATGACGATTAATCGTAAATCTAGAGCATTTAAGGATATTAGTTTGTCTTTTTCACCACATCCAGTGACGAGAGACCTCCCTGTGCTCACAAATGAGCGAGCAATCGTAAGATCAGTGAGAAATTTAGTTGAAACCATACCTACGGAAAGGTTTTTTAACTCAATTTTAGGAACAGATATTCGTGATACCTTATTCGGCAATTATGATCGTGCTGAAGTAATGATGATCGAAGATCAAATTCGTGAAACTTTGGGTAATTTTGAACCTAGAGTCAGTAATGTTGGTGCTACTGTTAAGGCTAGACCAGATGATAACAATTTAGATATTACTGTATTTTTTGACATAACTGGATTGGATTTACCAACACAATCATTTTCTTTTATTTTAGAACCAACGAGATAATATGCCCTTTACACAGTTTACAAGTTTAGACTTTGCAGAAATCAAAGCACAAATAAAAGATTTTCTTCGTTCAAATTCAAATTTTACTGATTTTGATTTTGAAGGTTCTAACTTTTCAGTTTTACTTGATACTTTAGCTTATAATACATATATCAATTCATTTAACGCTAACTTAGTTGCAAATGAATCTTTTTTAGACTCTGCAACTATAAGAGAAAATGTAATATCACTTGCAAGAAATATTGGTTATGTACCCCGTTCAAAAACCGCTGCAACAGCATCAATTCGTATAAGTGATATAAATGTCGGACCAACAAATGATAGCACTACAAAGTTTCTTACATTACGTTCAGGTCTAGTTTGTGTTGGTAGTGCAGAAAATACAACTTATCGTTTTTCAATACCAGATAATATAACTTCAACAAGAATTAGAGATATAGGTGGTACATCATTTGCTCAATTTGATGATCCAATCATAGTTCATGAGGGAACACTTCTTCAAAGAGTTTATCGTGTAGATACCTCAACGGATCAAAGATTTATTATTGATAGTCCAAATATTGACAGCTCAACACTCAGGGCATTCGTATCAGGTCCTGCTGATGTTACTATTGGAAGAAAATATAGTATGGTTGATAATATATTAAATATTGATAAAAATTCTGAAATATTTTTAGCACAAGAAGTTCAAGACGAAAAATATGAAGTATTATTTGGTGATGGTTTATTTGGACGTAAATTAGAAAATAATTCTGTTATCACAGTCAGATACATTGTTACTGATGGTGAAACTGGAAATGGTGCATCTAACTTTAGTTTTCAAGGAACATTTACAAAAAGCGATGGAACAATATTTACACCCTCTGATAGTGTTTCAGTAACTACCGTTTCAAACGCTTCTAACGGTGCTGAAGTTGAAGATGTATCATCTATTAAGTATTTTGCTCCAAGACTTTATTCAGCACAGTATAGGGCAGTTACACCAAGAGATTACGAAGCTATAATTGGTACAATTTTTCCTCAAACTGAATCTGTTTCTGTTGTTGGTGGAGAGGAATTAGACCCACCACAATTCGGTAAAGTTCAAATTAGTATTAAACCAAAAAACGGAACATTTGTATCAGATTTTGATAAGTCTCAAATTAAAAATAAATTAAAGAATTACGCTATTGCTGGTATAAATTCTGAAATAGTTGACTTGAAGATACTATATGTGGAAATTGACACGACTGTTTACTATAATTCTTCACAAATTGCATCAGCAACAGATTTAAGAACTGGAATTATTAACTCTTTAAATGAATATGCTTCTAATGTAGAGATTAATAAATTTGGTGGTAGATTTAAATATAGTAAAATTAACACTCTGATTGATCGTGTAGATAATGGAATTACTTCTAATATTACAAAAGTCATTGTTAGAAGAGACTTGAAAGCACTTTTAAATCAATTTGCACAATATGAATTGTGTTATGGTAATAAATTTAATATTAATCCTGCTGGATATAATATAAAAAGCACAGGATTTACTATCAGTGGTTTTAATGATACTGCATATATTACTGACGTTCCTAATAAAAATGCTAGTGGTGGTTTAGATGGTAGTAGTATGGGAACACTTAGTGTTGTCACTAAAAACAATAGGGGAGAACAAAGAGTTATTGTTAAAGATGCAGGTGTTGTTGACTATAAAAAAGGTGAGGTAATATTAAACACGATTAATATCACATCAACAGTTAATGATAATAATATTATTGAAGTTCAGGCATTTCCTGAATCTAATGATGTAGTAGGATTAAAAGATTTGTACCTTAGTTTTGATGTATCAAAGAGTACAATAAATACTGTTAAGGACGTAATCGCTTCAGGTGAAGATATTTCAGGAGTTGTATTTACCAGAGATTACTATACATCAAGTTACTCTAATGGAGATTTAGAGAGGAAATAATTTATGTCAAATATTGACAAAAGAATACAAGTCAATACAATTATTGAGAATCAGTTACCCGACTGTGTGGTATCTGATTTTCCTAATGCTACTGAGTTTTTAAAACAATATTATATTTCTCAAGAGTTTCAAGGTGGTCCTACTGATATAATTTCTAATTTTGATCAATATTTAAAATCAGATAACTTAGTACCAGAAGTCGTTGTAGGTGTCACAACTACCTCTGCTGGAATATCAACTACTGATACTATCATAACTGTACCCAGTACAAAAGGTTTTCCATCTGAGTATGGACTACTTAAGATAGATGATGAAATTATTTCTTATACTGGTATTACATCTACAACCTTTACTGGATGCATTCGTGGATTTAGTGGCATTACAGGTTTTAATGTTGGTGTTTCGTCATCGTTACTTGATATAAATCGTGAAAGTTTAAAATTTGATCAAACCACAGCAACATCTCATGCCTCTGGTTCAACTTTAACTAATCTATCTGTATTATTCATTCAAGAGTTCTTCAAAAAATTAAAGAAAACTTTTTTACCAGGTTTAGAAAATAATGATTTTGCACCGAATTTAGATGCTGGTAATTTTTTCAAGTTTGCTCGTTCATTTTATCAGTCAAAAGGAATTGAAGAATCAATAAGAATTTTATTTAAAGTATTGTATGGAGTAGAATCAAGAGTATTAGATTTAGAAGGTAATTTAATAAAACCATCGGATGCTGAATTCATACGTCGTGAAGTAGTAGTTGCTGATGTCATTGGAACTGGTGAA